CCACGTGAACCGCGCGCCGGTCCAGCCCTCGGCCAGGTTGTGTCCCATGACGTGCAGGTCGACCCCGACGGTGCGGGTGATGAAGCGTTTAAGCTGGGTACGCAGCTCTTCCCAGTCGGCGGTGTGGGTGGCGCTGCCGGCCCAGCCGATGGTCAGGCTGTCGTCGCGCCGGGGCGGAGTGTGTTCGGTCAGCCACCGGTTGACATGGTTGGGAATGACTTCGATGGGGGCTGTGGTGTAGTGACTGAGGCGGTCGGCGAGGCGGTCGGTGGTGGTGGTGACCTGGTCGGCGACGGCGAGATTGGCCTTGGCGCGTTCTTGCATCTCGGGGCCGAAGAAATGGTGCGCGATGGCGTTGGATCCCTCAATGTTAAAGAGGTCGTCGTCGAATTCGAGCACAATCTTGACGTTGCCTTTACGGGCCGTGTCGCGTAGCCACTCGGTCGGCCCCGGCAACACGACACGCTGCGCGAGGATGACGTCCACCTCACCGCGGGCCACCTCGGGCGGCATGGTGCCCGAGCAGGTCGCGTCATAGCCCAGGTCCCGCAGCGCGGCGAAAGGCTGTTTGACGCGGTAGTGGCCGCACCCGTTGTGGTCGCACAGCCAGCCAAAAATCCTCACCGCGTCGCCCCGTCCCCGTCCGCCTCCGGCTTGGTCGCCCCGCCGCAGCGGGGGCAGTCGTGGCTCCAGGCGTTCCACAACCGGGCGCACGCGGTGCACCAGCGGCCCGTCTTGGTGCCCAGGAACCCGCGGAACCCGGCGTGGGCCAGGCCCGCGTCACCGCCGATCTGGCGGTTGACCGCCGCCGCGTGGCGGTCCTCGACGGTCACGGCGCCGCCCGCCTTCGCGGCGTAGCGCGTGCCGTCCTGCATGTTGAATCCCTCGCACCCGGGAGGGAGATTCACCCGAACCGACACCGATCCCCTTTTTAGAAATTGATGTGCCTGGGGTGGCATCCTCCGCGGACAACGCGCACCGGAATGCCCTTGTCCTTGGCGAGTAGGTGCATATTCCGGTCCACGTACGGGTAATGCCACGTGGTCAAACCCGCCGCGACCGCCTCGTCAATAAGGCGCCGCGGCAGGTAGGTGAAACAGAAAGTGAACCATTCCGGATCATCAATATCGGTCTGCCACAGTCGCAACGCCTCCTCGGGCGAGGCGCCCTCAGGGGCGGGGCGGCGATGTCCCCACACCCAGCTGGGCAGGTGCGTTGACCGAGGCCACAGCCGCACCGGGGCCGTCCACACCGCGTCCCGATCGCGGCCGATGTGGTGCACCATGGCCAACAGATCCGTCGGTTCGATGGCGACGTCGGAATCAAGAACCAGCATTCCCGCATCGTCCTCAGTCGCCATCTGCCGCCACGCCGACGCCATCACCAAACCCTTACGCCCCTTCGGGTGTTCGGGTTCGGGCATGACGTGAATGGCATGGAACGGCTGTTCCATGCTGGCGATCGTCTTGCCCATCCACGCGATTTTCACGCAAATCAGGTTGACGACCGCGGGGGGTGCGGAGCCGGCAGCACCCATCCCCGGAACTGTCACGCGAGGCCCCCTTTGACGCACCCAGGATATGGGTGTCCCACTGGCGGTACTATATCGCGCATCAACACCGGGGTGTCGCGGATGCCGCCGGCTCGTTACATGGGCGTGCTGAGGATGTAGCCCACGCTGCCCGAGATGGCGCCCGACGCGGCGATGACATACAGCGGGGTCTGCGCCCCACCGCCCAGCCCGGAGAGCCGCACCGACTGCCCGGCGGGGATCGGGCAGCCGTTCGAGCTGGTCACCGACGTGCTGGTGCCCACGTACACCACCTGCCCGGCGTTGTTGACTACGACCAGGTCGTACACGTCGCCGGGGGCGATCGTCAGCAGCGTCGCCGCCCCGCTGGTCGGCGTCGTGTTGTTGGTGATGATCGCCATCAGCTGGTCCCCGCCGCGGATTTGACCGTGCCCGGGGACTGCCCGGTCACCGCGCTCACCGCCTGCCCGGTGGTGTGGTCATAGACCACCGCCGCGGTCAGGGTGATCTGAGTGGAGGAGGCGAACGCCGAGATGGTGGCGATCTCGGCGTTGCCGCCGGTCCCGACCTGCACCTGGTTGCCCACCGCGAAGTTCGCGGTGGTGCCCACGGTGAGGTTGGTGGAGGTGCCCCCACTGGCCGGGGCGGTGAGGTTGGTCGTCGCGGTGCCGCTGACCGTGACGCCGCCGGCCGCCGCGTAGATCGCCGCGCCGCCGCGGGCGAAATTGACCTCCGAGTTCGGCGGGAGAGCGAGGCCACTGTTGGCGGTCACGCCCGGACCGCCCAGGTACACCGTGCCGGGGCCGTAGTTGTAGACCAGGGCGTGCGGCTTGCCCACCGAGGCGGGGGTGTAGACCTTGGTCGCCGCAGCCCCCACCGCGATGTATTGAGGCTGGGTCGCCATGTCACACCACCGACGGGTTGGACGCCAGGGCCGCCAGCACGGTCGCGGAGTTGCCGTTGGCGACCGCCGCGTACAGGTTGCGCACCAGGCCCTGTACGGTCATCTGCTCACCAGCGTTGAGCAGCACCCCACCCGTGGGCGCGGTCATGCTGGAGTTGGTGCCGACGTAGGCGGCGTTCGGCCCCTGGTTGAGCACCGTGTAGGCCTGCTGGGCGGGCGTGGAGGTGGCGAAATTCCACGTGTAGGTGCCGCTGCCGTGGCTGACGGCCGAGCCGGAGATCGCGAACACCTGGGTGCCCGCGGATGTGGAGATCGTGGTGTTTTGCAGCTGGGGGTAGTCACCCTCGAAGATAGCCACGTGTGTTCCTTTCGATAATGAGCGCCAGGAGCGTGGCGGTCGCCTTGTCGACGACCGCCACGTGGCTGATCTAGCTGTAGGGCGTGGTGCTAACCTTCTGCAGCCCGGCCAGGTGCGCCGAATACTGCGGCGCGTGCGCCACCATCGCGCCAAAAAGGAAAATCGAATACCGGAAGGTGGCGTCGATGACCGGCCACGCGATGGACATGTAGTCCTGCACGGTGGTCATCTCCCACGCGTTCGCGACACCCGACCAGGTCTGCGGCAGCTGGTAGGTCATCATGTCGGCGTTCCCCTGCTTGTACCAGGGGTGCACCACCAGCTTCATGATGGAACGCGTGAACGGGTTGCGGAACTCGTCCACCGCCGCGCCGGTCTGAATACCGCCGGTCTCAGACTGCTGAATGTAGAGGCGGTAGTTGGTGGCCGAACCCTGGGCGACGACATCATCGGACATGTTGGCGATGTCGGTCGCCGAGGAGATCAGTTCCGCCGGGTCGGCCTTGAACGCGCCCGGGTTGTTGCTTGAGCTGTCGTACAGCGCCTTCAGCGCGGTGTTGATGACGTTGTAGTTCAGCGTCTGCCCGACCGCGTTGTTGACGTAGCCACCCTGCCAGCCCGAGGGGTAGATGCCCGCGTTGGCCGACACGCCCGCCAGGGTGGGGATGATCCCCTCCATGCGGGTGCCCTTGCCGGTGCCGGTGTCGGCGGAGGGCGCGGTGGTGCCGGTGGAGGGCACCGTGCCGCCCAGGGTGTAGCGGACGCCGCCGACCTGGCTTGCCATCAGGTAGTAGTTGGTGCCGTCGGTGGACACGTAGATGTTGGTGAACAGGGCGCCGGGCACCGGGGTGACGGTGATGTCGGCGACCTGGCCGGACGCGCTGCTGCCGGTGGTCGCGCTCGATGCCGCAGTCTCGCCCCAGTAGTTGCCGGCGGTGACCTTGACGTCGAAGGTGCCCGTGGTGGACAGCGCCGTCTCATTCGAGCCGGCGGCCCTGAACGACACGCTCGGCGCGGCCGGGGTGGCCAGGGCAACCGAGGTGCCGGCGATCATTTGGTATTCTTCCAAATTGTTACTACCCACTCGTTGAATGGGCGGGCTGGTCATTTCTGCCAGCCTCTCACGCTTTCGTCGTGAGGTCGGACTATATCTTGACCCGAGAGGGCTCGGGTCCCGCGTACATAGTCTCTGAACCATCCCGTCGGACGAACCAGGCGGGCTCGGCTGCTGATTACCCCTGCTGATCGATTTTCAAGCGTTCACGCTCGGACTTTCGTCCCACGTTGTAGCTCGATCAGGTGGTGCGGGCTTTCCAGCAATTCTCGCGGTTTAGGCTGGGCAAAGAATGTAAAGCACAAAAAGCGCAATACCCAGCATCATTTCCTGAAGCAGGATGAGGTTAGCCAGTGCGGAAACGTCCTCAAAGCCCTGGCCGCTGAACTGCGCGAGCCAGGACAATTGCTCTGTGATTCCAAAGAACCGGAAGGGAACATTGAGCGTGACCTCGGTCTGCGAACCCGAGGGCGGCAGGTTCAGCGGCCATGAGGAGAACGAGCCACCGGAGGTGACCAGTTCGTCGATGGAGATGTCAAGGACGCCCTGGCCGCCGGTCTGCGAACCGGAAATGCCGGTGAACACCCGCTCAATGCGCGAAAGACCCTGACCCGCCGGGCGAGGGAATTTATTACGGAGCAAAGTATACACGGGGTAGATAAGACGGCTTGGTGCCAACAAATCGAAGGGGACCAAACCGTATATCGACCCAATCCCCAAATTTCCGGCGGTGAAGCTCTTCTCCGCGCCGGGGATGTTGCGCACCACCTGGGCGACCTGTTCGCCGATTGACGGCGCGGTCAGCGCGGTGCGCAGGTTTCCGAACTGGGACAGGAATCCCTGGTTCATGCCCTTCACGACGCTGGCCTTGTTCTGGTAGCCCTGCATCGTCGCGGTGCGCAGGTCCAGCGCCGCCTGGTGGGCGCGGACGGTGATGTCCGCCTGGTCGGTCAGCGGGGTGTTGGACCCGATCCGTGCCAGGCCGGCACCCTTGACCAGGTTGGGCAGCTGCGCCTTGATCGCGTCGCCCGTGGTGTTGCAGCGGCTCACCGACTGCTGAATATCGGCCTTGAGGCCGTCCATGTCCGACGGAGATGTCTCCGTCGCTTCCAGAAGCGTTGTCACGCTCAAACCCCTTCCGGGATGCGTCGTTTACTTGTACGTGGTGTTTGCGATACCGCTCATTTTCGTCAATTCCCGCCACGCAACTTCCCGCTGCATCGGATCGGGGTCGTTCCGCCACTGGTGGTGCAGTGTCTGGAACAGGTTTGCTTGAGCGCGCTCCGCGCGACTCACCGACGGCAGTACCTCCGGTGCTGCCGAAGTCTTGGAAATCTGCTCGAACGCGACGCCGCGGTATGGCCCGTTCGGGTCGGGCTGGGCGGCGAGGGCGTCGAGCATCTTGTTGGCCTTCTTGAGCTGCTTGCGCAGCTGCTTGACCTCGGCGTCGTGCGCGGCGCTGGCTGAGCTGACCGCCTTGTCGATCAGCTCCTGTACGGCGTCGGCGTCCAGCACCGCGGCCTTGGCGACCTCGGCCGGCGCCGCCTTGGCGGTCACGTCCTCGGCGACCGCGGGCACGGCCTTCTCGCCCTTCTCGCCCTTCTTGGCCTTTTTGGTCGCCTTGGTCGCGCCGTGCGGCGCCGGCATCCCCACGCCCACGGGCACGGGGCGAGAGCCGGGCAGCGCGCCATCGCCGTAGGGACTGGGCGTGGAGGCGACCGGGCACAGGTCCGGGAAGGTCGCCGCGATGTGGTCGTGCATGGCGAGCATGGCCTGCCGGGCGTTGTCGCGCGCGGCGTTGCTGTAGTAGGTCCGCGTCGGCACCCCGGTCGCCGCGGGCACGCTGACCGGCTGCATCTGGCCGCGCGCGGCCGAGGGGGAGGGTTCGGCGTGGCCAGCGGTCAGGTATCCCCGGGTGTAGTCGGCGGCCGAGATCGACCCGAACCCGGCCGGGGCGGAACGCGGGGCGTCGTGCGCCGGGGAGGGGGCCTGGTGGCCGGCGTCCAGGACGGGCCGGGTGAACGAGCGGGCCGAGGGCGCGCCGGGGGTGGGGAAGGTTCCGGGGCCGGGGTTGGCGTCGCGGAACGCCTTGTAGAGCTCTGAGCGCGCCTCCATCAGGTAGCGCGGGTCGGTGGCCTTGAGGGTGGCCACGTGCTGCCACAGCTCGTTGGCCTGGCGGGCCTGCTCCAGCGGCGCGGAGGCGGCCATGTCGAACGCCTTGGCCTGCCAATGCGCCACGTCCAGGCTCGCCAGGTCCACACGCGGGTAGGCCTTGGCCACGTCGTCGGGGTGGTAGCCGGGGCAGGTCAGGTCATGCAGGATGCCGTAGTCCAGGGGGGCGCCCAGCATCTTCAGGCGCATCGCGGCCGAGGCTTCCAGGTCGCCGGGCACCAGCAGTGGTGGCGCGGCGGTCTTGGCGGCGGCCATTTCCTGGTCCTCGTCGCCGTCGGTCATGTCGGCATCGGTCTCAAATTCCTCGACGGCTGGGCCGTCAGGTTCGCGGTGCGCGGGGGCCGGGGTGGTGTCGGCGGCCTCTTCGACGCCGTCGGCGGGGGAGCAGCGCTTGCCGGCCTTCTTGGCCTTCTTGGCCTTCTTGATCTTCTTGGTTTTGGCGGCCTTGACCACGGGGGCGTCGTCGTCGCTGGCCGCCTTGACCTTGTTGTCGGCCTCGGGCAGGTAGCCGGGGTTCTTGGTGCCGCAGCCGGGGCAGAACTTTTCGCCCTTGTCCAGCTGTCGGCCGCAGTCCAGGCAGGTGTAGTCGTGGTTTTTTTGGATCGACAGGGCGTCGGCCAGCTTGCCGCCGCATTCGGGGCAGAACTTGTGCTCGGCGTGCACGTTCGCCCCGCAGTGGGGGCATACGACCTTGTCCTTCTTCTCCACGGTCGCCCCGGCCGCCTTGACCTCGACGTCATCGGCCTCGTCGACGTCGTCCATCTCGACACCTCCGGCGGTCTTGGTCACCTCGGCGTCGGCGTCCTTGTCAGCCCCCATCTCGGCCCTCCACGCCTCGGGCAGCTCCGCGACGAACGCGGACCCCTTACGACGGGCGATGGAGATGATGTTCTTCTTCAGCGTGGCCGAGGGGTAGTTGTCCTCCCCGGCGCGGCCGATCGAGGACGCGGCGTCGCTGACGTCGCCGGGGGTGACGATGGGGAACGAGCGATTCTTGCCGGCGAAGTCCTCGGCGGGAATCTTGTCGCGGTCCACACCGCCGCCCACGTGCGCGTCCATGTCGCGCTTCTCGACGATCTCGTCCGCCTTGCGGGCCAGCATCTTGGCCAGGTCGCCCGGGGTGAACGTGGACGCGGCCTCGTCGTCGCTGACGGTCTTGGTGGCTGGCGCGTCGTCGTCGGCCACGTCCGCCTCATTCGTCACCGTGACGGAATACCCGGGGGTGTCCGCGTCCACCTCGACATCGCCCAGCATCTTGCCCACGAACTCCGGCGCGCCGTCCCCGGCAGCCTTGACGAGCTGGAACCGGGAGTTAAAGTTGGAGCCCCGGTCGACCAGCGAAATCTCTGAGATCTTCGTCTGCCCGTCGTGCCGCCCGGTGATGATCCCGTTCATCGCCTTCCCGGTGGGATCTGGGTGGATGTCAGGGTGGATGACGCCGATCGAATAGGAGGTCAGCACGCCCTTGCGGACCAGGTCCTTGGCGACCGGCTCCACCACCAGCGCCTTGACGTAGTGCCCGTCCGGGGTGGTCTCCACCTCCAGGCCCCGCCCCGCCGGGTCACGGCGGGCCTGGTGCTGCACCCGCAGGTTTCCCCCGGTGTCCAACCACTCCTGAATGGCCTTGGCTGACCAGTCGGGGTCCACGATCTGCAGATCAGAGTCCACGGAGCCGTCGGTCGCCTTGCCGTACACGATGAGGTCGCCGCCGGCCGTCTCCTCCGCCTTCTCGATCGGGAACGAGAAGAACGTCAGTTCGCCGTCGGCGGTGAGGGTCGCAGCCACACGGCCTCCTGTCAGTGCTAGTTGTTGTGGGAGTCGTCGCCGTCGCGGAGCTGATAGGAATGCGCCTCGTCCCACGGGCCGGCGACGTGAGGAACGGTGCCGACGTACGCGGCGACCGGGCGACCTAGCAGCTTCGCGGCCAGGACCCGGTGATGCCCGTCGACGACCTTGAGCTTGTCGTCGCCGGGGGTGTGCACCAGCACGACGGGGCGGACGGGCCGCCCGGCGCGCAACGCGTCGGCGAAGCGGGCGACCGCGTCCGGCTCGTGGTGGGCCGCCCAGCTGTGCTGGCCGCTGAAGTCGATGCGGTCCAGGTCCACCTGCACGGGGCCGGTCCAGGTGGCCTGGTCGACCCAGGTGTAGCCCTCGGGCCGGAAGTTGCGGCGCATCAAATCCTCGACCACGCCGGGGTTGACGGTTTTGGCCACCGCACCCGGTGTCGGCCCCGACGGGGCGGGGAAGCGGCGCGCGCCGTCGTGCAGGTCGACCGCGCGGCCCAGCGGCGTCCGCGTGTCGTCGCCGCCCTCGGGGTAGCTGACGCGGGCGCGGCCGGAATAGTCGTCCCGCCCGGCGCCGGGCGTGGACTGGGTGCCGAAGGTGGCTGGTCCGTCGGGCGCGTCGCTGAAGTGGCGCACGGGCGCGCGGCCATCATCGTCGGGTGCGCCCTGGGTCCAGGTCACCTGGCCGCTGGGGTCGACCGTCCGGCGCGCGGCTTTGACCACCCGGATCGCGTCGTCCACGGCCAATCCCTCGGCCAGGTGCTGGCTGATGCGTGCCAGCGCGCCGGGGCTGATGTGCCGCGGGGTCCAGGTGGAGATTTGACGGCCCTTGCGGACGTGCCGACTCAGCGCCTCCAGCTCGGCGTCCACCGCCTTGGCCAGCGTCGCCGAGTCGGCCTTGCCGGCCGGTGGGTGCGCGGCGGGGGTGGCCGCCGGCTGCGCGGCCGGCTTCGGCGCCGGCTTGACCGCGGCCCCCGAGGCGGCGACATGCGCCTGCGCCGCGACGTGCGCCGGGGTCTCCGGATGCACACTGGTCGTCGCCGGGGCGGGACCGGACTGCCCGCTGCCCGCGGCGACCGCCGGCAGGTGCGGCTGCCCCCCGGCCGGAACCGACCCCGGCGTGGGCGTGGGCTGGCCGGGCATGGGCGTGACCGCCCCGAACGGAATCGGCCCCGTCGGCGCCAGATACACCGGGCCGGAGGTCTCCGGCAGGCCCCACGGCTGCAGATTCAGCTCATCCCGAGCCTCATCCACGCTACGCAAACCATTCTTGATCTGGTTGACTAGCAGCTCCGTCAACTGCAGCTGATCCTCCAGGGCCTCCAGGCCCTCGAAGGTGAACTGCATGTCCTCCTGGCCGCAGGTGTACCACAGAATGGCGTTCATGATGTCCGCGATGAACATCAACGTCGGTTTCGTCGCCTTGCGTTCGCCGATCGACTGCGCGATTTTCGCCATCTGATTCGACGCGCCCGGACTCATCGACGTGGACACCTTCGGGGCGATACCCAGCTCCATCGGCATCACATCGAACGCCATGCATACCTGGTTCATGACGATCTCGTCGAACTGGTCGGCCAACTGGGTGTGTCGCTGCGGCTCGACCCGCGTCCCCGGGGGCAGGACGATGATTTTGTGGTGCCACGCCGGGTCGCCCGCGATGGCGTTCAACGCGGTCTGCAACTCGCTGATCTGGTTGGGCGTCATGTTCTCATCGCCCGGGGACATGTAGACGGCCGGGACGGTGCCCTCGCGGAAGAAGTCCAGCTGCCAGCCCTGCTTCTGCAGACCCGACAGCACCGGGATCATCGCCCGCTCGATGGGGGGAAAGCCGTAGGGGGTCCAGCGTCGGGGCACCATCGGCATGTAGATCAGCTGATCGCCGCGATAGGCGCCCAGCCGCTTGTCCGACAGCCCCGATTCGGCGATGTCCATGTCGGTCAGCATCTTGGTGAAATCGCTGCGCGGCACCCCGTACAAGTATTGCTGGTAGGCCGGGGCCGGCGGTGTGGGGTATCCGCCGTGGATGTCGTACAGGGGGCGGATCGTGGGGCCGCTAATCAGATTGAGACTGTCCAGGTCGCTACCCAGCAGGCCCTTGCCCATGCCGCGTCCCCGCTTGGGTCGCAAATAGATCGCCGGGGCGTCGAAGACGAACACTTCCTCCAGCAGCGCGTCCAGGAACGTGTTCCAGCTGTAGTAGTCCGGGTCGGGGCGGCGGAAAAACCGCTTCACCTTGGCGCGGCGCTCCCCGAAGTCTTTGAACCACGCCTTGTCGCCACGGTTGGCTTTCGCCGACTCGGCGGTGGGCACGATGTCCCACTCCAGGCCGCGAACCTCGGACTTGCGCAACTGGATGCAGGCCCGCGCCACCGAGTACAGGTCGGCCAGTGTCTTGAGGGTGGAGAACGAGGCGAGTTTCAGGCCCTCGCTGCCCGGCGTGCCCACCGGTAGGTTCCAGCCGACGCGGTACTCCTCGCGGCGCGGCTCGGCGCGCCCAGAGTCGTCGGGTTCGTCCACCGGGGAGGGGATGATCGGCGCGGACGGCCCGAACGCGCCCTGGGTGAACTCGGCGGCCGGACGCGGCAGGAACCCGGCGTAGGCGCCCGCGTAGCCCCCGCCCAGGGCCGGCAGGTGCGGCGCCGCGCCGTGTCGCGGGGCGGGGGCGCGTTTCGCGGCCCGCAGGATCGCCCTACTGGTGACCACCGTTCACCCCCTCGGCGCGTGCGCGCAGTTGCCGCTCCAGGTGACGGGCGGTCTTCTTCACGTCGTTCTTCGCGGCCTTGGCGCTGGGGTAGCCCAGCGCCCGCGCCAGCTCAGCCCAGGTAGCGCCGCGTTCCTGCGCGTCGTTGATCAGACGCAGCCGCAGCATCACCGCGTCGTGCACGCTCAGCGGGGTCATCCTTCCTCGGGTTCCGGCTCGTCCTCGGCGTCCTCAGGGAACACCACGCGCGTGGCGTCCCAGGTGGGCCAGAAGGCGAACTCGACGATATCGCCGTCCCCGTTGAGTTTTCCGCTGGCCAGGCGCGGGCAGGCCGGGGTGGAGGCGCCCACGTGGATGCCGCCGCAGAACCGGCACAACCCGCCCGCCTTGATCGCGTCTGCGGCGTCGCGACGCTCGGCGAGGGTCAGCGGCGGGCGCGTCAGCAGCGGCGACAGGGGCGGGCGGGCGCCGGACAGGGCACCCAACGCGGACTGCGCGGCCAGGTCGAACGGCGACTGCCCCCCGCCGGTCGGTGTCGTCACGCGACCTCCTCGATTCGGGTGTTGCAGTGGGGGCACACGGTGCGGGCGACGCCCTGGCTTTTCGCGGTGAATGGACGCTGACAAGAAGCGCATTTGACAATGTTGTAGGCGTCCATCCAAGATCCGCTGATGAGGTCTTTCAGGTCGAATAGCGCCCAGACGCAGGCGTCCATTCGATCTGGCGATTCCGGGTCGCCCGGCGCCCACGTGCACATCTCGTCTTCTAATTGCGGGAACATGCCCACGTGGTGCACGCGGTGCTGTTCATACAGTGCCGAGATCGGTTCGGCGCGGGTCTGTTTGCCGCGTGAGGCGCGCACCGCGCGGAAGGGGATGTTGGAATCCACGGCGCGCAGCAGGGCGCCGATGTAGTCGCCGCCGTTGTTGACCTCGGCCACCACCCGGTCGGCGCGGTGCTCGTAGAAGGCCTCTTTGACCTTGCTCATGCACTGCTGGGGGGTGCCGCGCATCGTGTAGTCGGCCAGGACGTAGCCGTGCCCCTCGCGGTCGGCGCCGGCCACGATGATGCCGGTCAAGTCGGAGGTCTCCCCGGAGGTGACCGAGGGGTCCACGCCGATCACGACGCGCACCAGGTCCACCTCGTGGTCGGCGGGCAACCGGTCGGCCTCCAGCCACTCGCGGCGCCACAGCGCGTTGTCGCGGTTTTCCAGGATTTCCGCGTCCAACTCCTGCAGCCCCAGCTGGGTGCCCAGCAGGGGGGCCACGACGTTGGCCTTGTAGCTCTCCGACAGGTTGGCCAGGTTGTCCACGGTGCGCCCACGGGTGACGGTGACGCTGTCGCGCTGCATCAGCCCGGGCGCG